GAAGGTATAACCATTAAATATGTTGATCCAGCTAATTTAGTATATTCACATACTGATTCACCGTATTTTGATGATATATATTATTGTGGTGAAGTAAGAAACCTTCCAATCAATGAACTTAAAAAGGAATTTCCACATTTAACAAATGAAGATTTATTTGAAATAGAAGAACAACCACATCAAAATGCCCAAGCATCCAATAGACAGGGTACAACATATGATAATAATAATGTAGATAATAATGTAGTTCAAGTATTATATTTTAATTATAAAACATATAATCATGAGGTTTATAAGCTAAAACAATTAGCAAGCGGTGGTTCAAAAGCTATTACTAAAGATGATACATTCGATGTACCAGAAGGTATGGAAGTACCATTTGAAAAATTATCAAGTGCTATTGAAGTTTTATATGAAGGTGCTTTAATACTAGGTACAAAGAAATTAATAAAATGGGAATTGGCTAAAAATATGATAAGGCCTAAGAGTGATTATACTAAAGTTAAAATGAACTATAATATTGTCGCCCCTAGAATGTATAAAGGTAAAATTGAATCATTAGTAAAACGTATAACTGGATTTGCTGATATGATTCAATTAACCCATTTAAAGCTTCAACAGGTTATGGCTAGAATGGTACCTGATGGTGTTTATTTAGATGCTGATGGGTTAGCGGAGGTTGATCTTGGTAATGGAACAAATTATAATCCACAAGAAGCATTAAATATGTTCTTCCAAACTGGTAGTGTTATTGGTAGATCTTTTACACAAGAAGGTGATCAAAATCCAGGTAAAGTACCGATTCAAGAAATTTCTAGTGGAAGTGGAGGTCAAAAATTACAAAGTTTAATCAATACATACAATTATTATATGCAAATGATAAGGGATGTAACCGGATTAAATGAAGCGAGAGATGCTAGTACTCCAGATAAAAACGCGTTGGTTGGTGTACAAAAACTTGCTGCGGCAAATTCAAATGTAGCAACAAGACATATACTACAAGGAGGATTATTTTTGAGTACAGAAACAGCTGAATCTTTGTCATTAAGAATATCTGATGTATTGGAATATTCCCCAACAAAAGAAGCATTTATTCAAGCGATTGGCGCACATAATGTAGCCACATTAAGTGAATTAAAAGAATTACATTTGTATGATTTTGGTATTTTCTTAGAATTACAACCGGATGAAGAAGAACGACAAATGCTTGAAAATAATATTCAAATGGCATTACAATCCAATAATATTGAACTTGAGGATGCTATTGATGTTAGAGAAATTAAAAATATTAAATTAGCTAATCAATTATTAAAATTTAGGAGAATTAAAAAACAACAAGCTGATCAAGCACAGGCTCAAGCAGCTAGTGCTGCACAGGCTGAAGCCCAAGGGCAAGCACAAATACAAATAGAACAAGCTAAAGCACAAGCTGAACAAATCAAAACTGAATCTAAAATTCAATATCGAAGTGCTGATATAGAATTTGAAATAAAGAAAATGGAAGTTGAAGCTAGAACTAAAAGAGAATTAATGCAATATGAATTTGAATTAAATAAACAATTAAAAGAAATGGAATTGCATGCTCAAAAAGAATTAGTTAAACAACAGAATGAAGCAAATGTTGAAGTAGCTGAAGTTAAGGGAGCTGCTAAAAGTATAGCTGGACCACCTAGTAGTGGGAAACCTATGAAATCTTTCGAATCAAAAGGTAATGATGTCTTAGGTGGCATTGATTTATCTAGATTTGAACCTAAGTAATCGTTATTTAAATTATTTTATTATATACAATCATGGATAAAGAAGAAAAAGTACAAGTTAAAGATGTTGGGGAAATTAATCCTGACATAGTAACACCTGAAAAAAAAGAAGCTGCGGTAATTAATGATGCAGTAGAAAAAGGTCAAGTTGCTGAAGAATTTAAAATTAAAGAAGAGGACGGAATTTATAAAGTCGATCTAGACAATCCTCCAAATCAACCTAAAAAAGAAGTTAAATCTAAAGAAGAATCTAAACCTAAAAAAGATGCCGTTCAAAAGCAGAGCTCAAATGACAGCGATGTGCATGTCAAAGAATCCGAAAACAAGGAAAGTGTGCAAGAAGTGGATAAAAGCATACGGAGTGCCGAAGAAAAGGAAACCTCTCAAGACGAGGAAAAAGTATTAGAAAAAACTGAAGAAAGTATTTCTGATTCACCGTTAGAATTAATAACGGATGAAAAAGAAGAACCTAAGACTTCTAAAAAAGAAAAGAGTGTTAAAGAAGATACTCTTAAAAAAGAAATTATACAGGAAGAAAAACAAATACTTCCTGAAAATGTAGATAAGTTAGTTAAATTTATGGAAGATACAGGTGGAACTGTTGAAGATTATGTTAATCTTAATAAAGATCTGTCAAAACTTGATAATACAACTATACTTAGAGAATACTACAAAACAACAAAACCTCACTTAGATACAGATGATGTTGATTTTTTATTCAACAAAAATTTTGGATATGATGAGGAGGCGGATGATCCGTCAGACATAAAGGCTAAGAAATTAGCTTTTAAAGAGGAGCTTTATAATGCTCAAAATTATTTCAAAGAGTCTAAAGCGAAATATTATGCTGATCTTAAGTTAAGTAAGCAAAATGATATTGCGCCGGAGTATCTAGAAGCAATGGAACATTATAAGGCTTCTCAGCAACAGACAGAAGAACATGAAAATTTACAAAAAACATTTATTGATAAAACTAATAAAGTTTTTAACGATGAGTTCAAAGGTTTTGATTTTAAGGTCGGAGAAAATAAATATAGGTTTAAAATAGAAAATACAAAAAAAGTAAAGAATTTTCAGTCTAATATATCTAATTTTATTAATCAATTTTTAGGCAAAGACGGAACAGTTGCTGATGCCCCAGGGTATCATAAAGCATTGTTTTCAGCCCAAAATGCTGACAAATTAGCAAGTCATTTTTATGAGCAAGGCCGTGCCGACGCTATACGGGAGGCTGCTAAAGAATCTAAAAATATTAATATGGAACCACGCCAAGATGCTGCATCTGTAGTAACTTCGGGTGGAGAAAGAATTAAAGTAGTTTCTGGAAATTCATCTGATAAGTTGCGAATTAAATGGAAATAAACAATTAATAACTTAAAATCAAACAATTATGGCTTTTACAGCTGGCGTACCCGCTGCTTTGCAACCATCGCAAACTAAAGCGCTATACGCCGGAAATTACATTGACTTTACGGCTTCGACCTTTGATCAATGGACACAACAATTCTTGCCAGACGTATATGAAAAAGAAGTTGAAAGATATGGAAACAGATCTATCGGCTCCTTCCTTCGTATGGTGTCTGCTGAGTTACCTTCTACTTCAGATCAAATAATTTGGACTGAACAAGGAAGATTACACACTAGATATGCTAACTGCCTTCCGCAAGGAATAGCTGCAGTTATGCCTGCTGCTGGTGTTGCTGCTGCTATTGTAGCAAATGCAAACCCAGGTGGGGTACTTAATTTTAATATACCTGCCGCTACACAACCTACAAGTTTAGGTGTTAGCTCTCAAGCTACTACTGAATGTAACTTTAGAATAGGGCAAACTATTATGCTACAAGTCCAAACTGGTGCTGCTACAGCACAAGGTGGAACTGTGGCGGTAATTAAAGGAGTCTGTACTAATGTTGGAGTTGGTGGTGGTGCAACCGCTGCTGGACAACAATTCCAAATTAAATGTTATACAGCTCACGCTGGAGTTACTGCTGCAGAGACAGTTACAGCTATTGCTTACGGTTCTGAATTTGCAAAAGGTACTGGAAACTTTACTGAAAAATTAGATCCAGGATATGCTACATTTAAAAATTCTCCAATTATTCTTAAAGAAAATTACCAAATTAATGGTTCTGACACTGCTCAGATCGGTTGGATTGAAGTAACTTCTGAGAATGGAGCTAATGGATATTTATGGTATATTAAATCAGAACACGAAACAAGACTTCGTTGGGAAGATTATCTTGAAATGTCTATGGTTGAAGGTGTCCAATTTGGCACTGCAGGGGTTCCTGTACCAATAGCACTTGGAACATTTGGCGGTAGTTTAGCTGCTCAAGACGCAAGAGGTACAGAAGGATTTTTCGCTTCATTAGAGGCAAGAGGAAACGTTTATACAGGATTTGGTGGCCAAGCTGCTGCTGGTGCTGGTAATGGTGCTCTTACTGATTTTGATGCTGTACTTAAACAATTAGATAAACAAGGTTCGATTGAAGAAAACATGCTTTTCTTAAATAGAGAACTTTCTTTAGAAATTGATGATATTCTTGCAATGCAAAATGGTACCTATGCAGGTGCTGCTGCTGTTACAAAAGGTACTTCTTATGGAGTATTTAATAACAGCGAAGATATGGCTCTTACTTTAGGATTT